GGATGGCGACCCGCTATCGGCTGGATATGTGCGTTAGGACTGCTGTACAACACCATCATCGCCAATATCATCAGTATATGGGTGGAGGTACCGGAAGTAGATACAACGCTGCTCGTGCCCGTTATGATGGGCATGTTAGGTCTAGGCGCTATGCGCTCCTACGAGAAGGTTAATTCCGTCGCACGGGAGAAGTAATGGGTCAGTTGATTGAGATGATAAAGCGTCACGAAGGCGTTAAATCTAAGGTCTACAAGTGCAGTCAGGGGTACGAGACTATTGGTGTGGGTCGAAACATATCGGAGTCTGGTTTAGGGCTGTCCCCCGATGAAATTGATTATTTACTACATAACGATTTAGAGCGTTGTCACCAAGAACTACAAGATGCGTACTATTGGTATGGTGGCCTGAACAAGGCTAGACGTGACGCAATGGTTGATATGTGCTTCAATTTAGGCATTACGCGGCTGCGCGGGTTTGTTAAGGCTCTGGAAGCTATGTCTCGGGAGCAGTTTGACATCGCCGCTGATGAGTTTATGGATAGCCGTTGGGCTAAACAAGTCGGCAACCGTGCGCTAGAGGTGACTGAGATGATTCGTACAGGTGATTATAGATAATGCCTCTTCGTAAGCTAGTTTTACGCCCCGGAGTAAATAAAGAAGTTACGCGGTACGTAGACGAAGAAGGCTGGATGGATTGTGACAAAATCCGTTTTCGTGCCGGGTACCCAGAGAAAATAGGCGGTTGGCAACGAATATCTGCTAACACGTTCCTTGGTATCGCCCGTTCTCTGTTTAACTGGGTCACATTGGAAGGGCAGAACCTAGTAGGGGTAGGCACGAACCTAAAATTCTATGTAGAGAAAGGTGGGGCGTACTTCGACGTAACACCTGAACGCACTCCATCTGGCGTATCGCTTACAAATCCGTTCACCACTGTAAGTGGCTCTACCACGGTAACTGTGACTGATGCGGCTGGTGGGTACATAAACGGAGATTTTGTTACGTTTAGCGGTGCTTCTGCTGTGGGGGGGCTTACATTAAATGGTGAGTTCCAACTAACCTACTCTACTGGTAATACCTACACTATCGAAGCATCTTCAGCGGCTTCGTCATCTGCCACTGGTGGCGGCTCTGTAACGGCAAAATACCAAATAAATGTTGGCCCGGAGTTCGCTGTACCGTTAGTAGGTTGGAGTGCTGGTGGATGGAACGAAGGTGCATGGGGTAACGGAGCTACTTCTACTGATAGCTTACGTCTCTGGAGCCAGTCTAACTTCGGTGAAGATCTCATATTCGGCGCTCGTGGTAACGGAGTGTACTACTGGGATGCCTCTGTAGGGTTAAGCACCCGTGCGGTGGCTTTATCCACGTTAGCGGGTGCATCTAACACCCCTACAAAACAAAACTTTATTTTGGTTTCTGATGTTAGTCGGTTTGTGTTTTGTTTTGGCGCGAACACTTTAGGGTCAGCAACTCAAGACCCTATGTTGATCCGGTGGTCAGACCAAGAAGATGCGGCTAATTGGACGCCTAGCGCCACTAATCAGGCTGGCGATCTGAGGCTTTCTCAAGGGTCAGAAATAATAGGTGCGTTGCAGGCACGGCAAGAGATATTGGTGTTTACGGATGCAGCCTTATACGCACTCCAATATATTGGCGGCACCATAGTATGGGGGTCGCAGCTATTATCTACTAACTTATCCATAGCGTCTCAAAATGCAGCAGTGTACTCCGATGGAGTAACTTACTGGATGGGGCTGGATTCTTTCTATATGTACGATGGTAGTGTTAAGAACTTACCCTGTACTGTAAAACGACACGTATTCTCTGACATAAACCATGAGCAGATGGAGCAAGTGTTTGCTGGGTCGAACGAAGGGTTCAACGAGATATGGTGGTTCTACTGCTCTGGCACGTCTACTGCGATAGATAAGTACGTGATATACAACTACGAGCAGAATGTCTGGTATTTCGGCAGTCTTGCGCGTTCTGCTTGGCTTGATACTGGAATTAGACAGTTCCCTGTCGCTGCAACGTACAGCAACAACCTCGTTACGCATGAGGATGGGCTAGATAACAACGAAAGTGGCACTAATACGGCTATCACAGCGTTTATAACTTCAGGTGAGTTTGACATAGACGACGGCGATAGGTTTTCGTTTATCAAGCGTTTGCTGCCTGACATCACGTTTGAAGGGTCTACTGCTGACAGTCCTGCGGCTACATTTGAACTACTGCCCCTACAATCATCTGGTTCTGGGCGTAATGATCCTTTATCCGAAGGAGGTTCTAGTAGTGGTACAGTTACCCGATCTGCGGTGGTTCCGGTAGAAAAGTACACGACGCAGATAAACACTCGTGTACGTGGGAGGCAACTGTCAATTAAAGTACAGTCTGATGAGGTAGGAGTTCAGTGGCAGCTTGGTGCCCCTAGATTAGATATAAGACCTGACGGGAGAAGGTAATGCCTACATACAACTTTGTAGCTCCTAGACTCCCTGACCCTCCTAAAGAATATACTCCAGCATCGTTTGAGTTATTTAACAACGCCCTACGTTTGTACTTTAAGCAGTTGGACGAAGGGATAAGAGAAGCAGCGGTTTCTCCCGAATCGCAGGCACAGGTGTGGTTCCTTGGCTAATCAATACAAGAATGCAAAGGTAGATTTAACTACCACTAATGCCACTACGCTGTACACATGCCCTACGGCAACCACAGCTATTGTGAAATCTATTCTTGTGTCTGAAGATTCAGGCAATGCTGACACCATAACTGTGACGGTTACCGATGCAGATTCTGCGGTATTTAGTCTATTCAAGGTTAAAGCGGTGAGTGCAAATGCTACGGTAGAGCTGCTTACTGCTCCCATAGTGGTAGAGGAATCGGAGATACTTAAAGTTACCGCAGCAACAGCGGACAGATTGCACGTTGTAGCCAGTTTACTGGAGATTACGTAATGATTGGTAGTTTTGGCGGTATGGGTCTAGGTGCATTCGGTGGGTTCGCACCTACTGCTGCACAGATACAGGAACGCCTGAAAACCTCTGGTATAGCGGGCTATACCCCTCCCGCACCTGTTGCGGCACCAAAACCTGCGCCTGTTGTAACGCCTAAGCCCACACCTGTTACAGCTCCTGCTCCTGTAGCGCCCCCTCCTACTACCATACCTCCTATCAGCCCTTTGTTTGACATGGCTGCAATAGAAGAACGTGGTAGAGAAAGACGTGAATATCAAGCTGCGGAGAAAGCTAGGCTCGACGCTCTAAAAGCTGAAGTAGACGCACGCAATAGGGCAGTGGCGGCGGAAGCAGAGGCTAAGGCAGCGCAAGTACCCGGTGCAAACATCTCTGCTTACTACGATGCCCTGCGTGCTGGTGAAGACCCCAGTAAGTTTGCTGACACACTGCAAAAGTCTTTAGCAGACCAAGGTTACGTCTCGACTGGTATGGAAATGGCTGAAGCGGGTACTTATGTTGGCCCTGTAGAAGATATGTATGTTGTACCCGGCGGGCTGACTACCGAAGGCTTAGGCGAGTTTACCTTTGATAAGACCCTAGAGGACTTTAAGGGGTATGACTTTGACTACGGTGACATATCAAACGAGAACCTAAAGAAGTTCCAAGAAGAACTTATGCCTGTCATGGCACCTGCCGTAGCGCAAGCGCAGCTAGAAGGTCAAAGCTATCAGAATGCACTTATCCAAGCCTATGACCGTTCTCCTGAAGTACAAGAGATTTATGCCAAATATGACATATCTCCGCAGCGAGTAAGTCGTAAGTATGGCTCTGAATACGTTTATGATCCCTTTACATTCAGTGAAATACAGACCGTAGATCGTAGTCCCGGCCTCAGTGATTACGTAAAGGCGGGTGCCCTAGCAATAGGTACCACCGCACTAGGCGGCGCTCTTATAGCTCCCGGCGCTTCTCCAATGACTGCCGCAACGACTAGGGGGCTAGTTTCTGCCGGTACTACAGCCGCTACGGGCGGCGACCCCAAAGACATTCTAAGGGCTGGACTGCTAGGCGGCGTTGGTGGTTATGCGGAAGGACTTGGCAATGCAGCAAAAGCTGCCGAAACCGCTGCAAAAGGTGCCAAAGCAGGTAGCGAACTGGCAAAAGCCGCAGAGCTAGCCAGAAAAACCTCAGATACATTCAACACCGTAGTCAAGACAGGCAAGTTTGTTGATGCGGTTATTGACGGAAACCTTGCGACTGTTGCTGTTGCTACGTTTGGCGATGACTTTACTAAGGCTGCATTAGATAAAGTTGATCCAGACAATAAGTTCTTTAGTGGTTTGAACATAAACAAAAGCGATCTAGCGAAAGGTCTTGTTAAGACCCAAATGGAATTAGCTAGAGGTGTCGATTTTGAAGATGCGCTGATAAGAGGCGTGGGCGAATACATCATGGAAGGCGGTGCGCTGGGGGCGAACAACATCAAGACGCCTGAGTTTATCAAAGCCATAGGAGATGCCCTTCGGGAAGCTGGCAGCATGATTGATGACACATTTTTACAACCCGTAAAAGAAGTTATAGAGCCAGTAGTGGATGTTGCGAGAGATGTCGGCAGAGGGGTAGACAGAGAAGTGCTACAGCCCATAAAAGAAGTTGTGCAGGATGTCACCGAACCTATAACCAAACCGCTTGTTGAAGGTGCAAAGGCGGCGGGTGAAGTAGTAGAAGATGTAGCGGGTGTG